TTCTGGAGCAATCCAAGCTGAATGACGACATGAACAACCGGCTGCGGATGTTCGGCGAAAGCATTCTGGAAGCGCACCACAAGTTCATGAACGGCAAGAAATGATGATGCTGCCTTGGGACAAGCCCAAGCTGACCTACCCGCAGTTCATGGACAGCTACCTTCGGGTCAGCGTGTCCGTGGACGGCCATCCGAGAAAGATGTTCTCGGTGCTGGACGAAGGTGCCAGCATGAACGCCGAAATGGTCATGCTGGACGGCAAGCTGGTAACGATCAAGGTTGAAGGGCACCCCCGCACGACAGATCCGATGATCACGACTACTGAACTGGTGAACTACATAATGAACAACTTTAATTATAGATAGCGTCATCGGAAATGTCAAATCACAATAACGTGATTTGATTTTTAGATAGCGATAGCGTATACGTTAACTATGAACCGAACGGTAGTCCTCCGCACCCATCAGACCGCCTGCATCGACACGCTCAATGCATGCGAGGACAAGTATGCGGTCGCCGAAGTGACCGTTGCAGGCGGCAAGTCGCTGATCCTTGGCCATCTCGCCGCCAGCAACACCACGGGCCGGACGCTGATCCTCGCCCACAATAAGGAACTGGTGATCCAGAACGCGGCGGCCTGTCGCGAAGCCGGTTTGCAGCCCGGCATCTGCTCCGCGTCCATCGCCAAGAACGTCTACCGGAAAATCACGGTGGGTACCGTGCAAACGGTGGTCCGCCGCCTCAAGTATTTCAAGGACGTGACGCTGATCCTCGTTGACGAGGTACATCGCACCCCGGTCAACAAGACTTCTTCCTACCGTCAGGTGTTCGAAGCCATCGCCAGTGCCAAGGTGCGCGGGCTGACCGGTACCGCGTTCCGCGCCGATGGCACTGGCTCGCTCGAAAGGACTTTCGGTCCGATCATCTTCAAGTACTCGTTCTTGGACGCGCTGCAAGACGGCTATGTCAAGCCGCTGATCCCGGCGTATACCGAAGCCAAGGCGGAGATCAGCACCGAAGGTCTCAAGACCGTTGGTGAAGATTACGATCTTGAAGAACAGGCATCGCGCGCCATTGCGCTGTCACCGGTCCATTCCAAGGCCATCGTGCAGACCATGGCGCGGCAGAGCCGCAATTGCGTGCTGGTGTTCGTCTGCAATATCGACCATGCCGACACGCTGGAAGAGCAGCTGAACAAGCTGGGCATGGAAGCCATGGCGGTCCACAGCCGCTCGCCCAAGGGCAAGCGCGAAAAGGAAGTGGCGCGTTTCAGGACCAGACAGCTGCCGATCCTGATCTCGGTTGCGATGTTCGATACCGGCTTCAACGTCGTTGACATCGATATGCTGGCTTACTGCCGCGCCACCAAGTCGCCGCTGTTCTTTGCGCAGTCACTGGGGCGCGGGGCTCGCATCACGCCATACGCACAGAATTGCGCCGTGCTGGACTTTGGCGGCAACGTCACCCGGCATGGTTCGATCGACGCCATTGCCGCTGCGCCCGGCGCTATCCTGACATGCGAGAGTTGCGATGCCGAATGGGAAACGTGGCAGCATGGCCGCACTTGTCCGCGTTGTGAGGCCGTGCACAAAACCGCTACCAAATGCAAGGGATGCGAACAACGCTTCGATCAGTTCTACCATGGTGCAGTCTGTCCGCATTGCGGCTTGCAGCAATCATCGGTGAAGAAATGCGCCGCGTGCAGCCAAGTCTACGCGACATGGCTGCATCCGATCTGCCCGCATTGCCAGTATGACAACACCAACACGCAAAAGCCGGGCAAGGATCTCAGCGAGACCGGTGCGACCAACGAACTGATCAACGTCACCGATATCCTGAAAAAAGCCCCATGGCAGCAAGTGCTGGGAACGCCATTCGACAGCGGCAACGGCGATTGGCACCTTGAAACGCGCTATGCGGTAGTTAAATGGCCGTTCAAAGTACTTCCCGATATCGCTTACGTTTACTTGACTAAAGCTTCGAATGGGCGGATAACGATTAAGGGTTGGCATGACAAAGATGGCAAGGTCCATCAGATATGAGAGCAACATCATGAAAATTGAACTGAACAAGATTGAGGCATTCATGATCTTGGAAGCATTAACCGCCATGCTTTGCAACTGTCAGGAGTGCGAAGAAGAGCCAACGATTGAGTTAGTCAAAAAGTTTGTAGACGAACTCGATAGCCGTATACAAAAGCCGCAAGTCGTGGCAGCAGCCTAAAGAGCAAGGAACAATGAAATGAAGATAATCTGCGAATTCGAAAGCATGGAAGAGTTCGAAGCGTTCCGCGTCAGTGGCAAAAAGACCCGCACCAAGGGACAGGTTGATGCCGAAGAGGCACCGCCTGCGCCCAACGTTTCCGCGCTGCCGTCGCAGCCGCAGTTCACGCCGCCGCCGCCTGCAACACCGTCGCACGGCTTCCCCGGTGCCAACGGACCGACACCGCCACCGCAGCAGCTGCATCCAATTGCCAGCGCAATCCTCGCCAAGATCGACGGCTCGATTGCAAGCGGTCAAACCCCGGAAGCCATCGTGGCATGGTTTCGCCAGCAGATCGGACCGGAAGCCGCACAGGCCACTTTCGATCAATTGAAGCAGGTGCTGATCCCGCGCATGCAGGAAGCGCAGTTGAGGCAGATTGCGCCGCAGTTGGGCATCCCGTCAGCGTAATTCGTGTAGTCCCCTGCACGGATAAGGCGGCTATTCGGCACAGCGCCGAATGTGAGGTTGGGGTTCAACCGTTGCACAGCTGTACTGTGCCCGCCTTTTTACTTTTTGAGGGATAAACAATGGCCAAGAAATTTGGTCCGACCGGCGATTATCCGGAGGGGATGTTGGGGCCATCCGACGCGGGCGCGCTCCGGATTGGCATCACTGCCGACAGCAAGGGCCATGTCATTATCAACTTCGGCACCGAATGCAGTTGGATTGCGATGCCAGCAGCGCAAGCCATCGAGTTCGCCAAGGCCATCATGAAGTATGCAGGCGCAAAGAAGATCGAGATCGAGCTATGAGCATCAGTCATTGGGGAATTTTTCCCGGCATCTGCTGGTGGCGTTACGAAACGCCAGCACCACGCTGGCGCGAACTGGATTTTGATTTCTGGTGCCTCACTCAGGAATAAAACATGAAAATTAGCAAACAGCTACAACAAGAACTGATAGTTCAGTTTCATGGAGTTTTTGACAGTATCAACGAATTTCATGTGATGCCGCGCCAAATTAAAAGAGAGGTAGCCCAAGATGCTGCTCAAGCAGTTCTTGAGTATCTGAAATACTGGCATCCTGAAACTACGGAATAAAACCATGAGCAACGCCACCCAATCTTCATACGAACGCGTGCAAGCCGAACAGGCGCGGCTTGACGAGACGCTGACCCGCCGCGAAGTGGTTCAAGCAATCAACCGTGTCGCGTCTGATTACGGCGGCAACGGCACGCACGAAAGCGATTTGATTGCTGACGCGTTCCGAGCGCTGGCGAGGGCACTGTCATGAGCAACATTTTTGATCTGCATGAGCGCATGACCAAGCATTTGTTTCCAGCGTTCTCCAGCGAGGACGAACGCTTTCTGGCACTGGCGCTGTGCGGCGAGGCAGGCGAACTGGCCAACAACATCAAAAAGCGCTGGCGTGACGGTGCCGATCTTTCCGAAGAATGCCGAGACGAAATTGCCGACATCCGGGTTTATCTTGAACTGATTGCCAAGTGCTTCGATATCGAAGGCGATAAGCTGGATCATCGCGTCGAAGAAAAACTTTTCAAAGTGATGCAAAAACACAAGGCAAAATTGACATGACCGGACACGCCGTCTTCGCACCGTCATCCGCCGCACGCTGGCTGAAGTGCCCGCCATCGGCCACGCTGTCACAAGGTTTGCCGGACCGGCCAAGCCCGGCAGCTTTGGAAGGCACGCGCGTTCACGGCGTAGTCGAGCGCACCTTGCGGACCGGCGAGATCCCGCCGCTTCCGGCACCGTGGCTGCCGCCATCAAAGAACATGCCCGATCATGAAGTTGCAATGTACGTCAAGGATTATGTCAAGCAACTGAGCGGCGGTCATTTGTTGATTGAAGAACAGGTTTTTCTAACCAAGGAATGCTGGGGCCATCTGGATGTCGGTCATCTGGGAGAGGAAATCATCACGTTGCTGGATTTCAAGAACGGTGGATGGGACATTGAAGCCAGAGACAACAAGCAGATGATGACCTACGCTGCAACGTTTCTGGACGAATATCCGAATGTGGAGTGGTTTCGACTGGTGATTTTCCAGCCCAACAGCTGGATGAACAAGGTCAAGCCGGATCAGCAGGACGGCTTCAAACAGCATATGCACAGCCGGACTGAAATCGAAGCCCACCGGCAACAGGTATTGGCAGCCATCAGCTACAGCGGACCGCCGCTACCGGGGCCGCAGTGTCGCTGGTGCAATGCCTTTTCGCGCTGTCCGGCGATGTCGAATGACGCGGGTTTTCTGATGGGCGCGATCTCGCGCGATCCGCAAGTCCTGCTGCCTGTCGAATTGGTTCGCATGCTGCGGATTATTCGCGGAGTCAGCGACATGAAGGAATTGCTGGAAAACGAACTGACCAGCCGTCTCAAGGAAGGTGCAACGCTGGAGGGCGCGGAGTTGAAGCCAATGCGCAAATGGACCGCGTGGAACGATGAACGGCAGGCGGCCGAAACGCTGTGGAAGCTGGCCGGTCCGAAAGGCGTCAAGGCAGTCACCCCGGCAGCCGCCAAGAAGCTGTCAACCGAAGCGGCGCAGTATGCCGAGATCGCCAGCCACAAGCCTGAAGTCGAAATGAAAGCGAGTTATTAATGTAGGGAAGTGATTTGGAAAAATTTCAGGTAAAAAATTTATCGGAAACTATTAGTATTGACAACGCGAATACAGTATCCGATAGTGCTATCGTTGAAACCTCGAATGGAGAATTGAGAAATGGCACAGCGAATTTACAAACCTGCTTCAGTCTTCGATGCCCGCGTCGTCGGAATGAGAAACCTTTGGGAGCCATCCCGCGAATACATGGGCAAGCCCACCGAAAAACCGAATTATCTGGTTTCCATCATGGTGAAGAAAACCCGCGCCAACTGGACCGAAGAACCCGGACTTTCGAATTTCATCTCTGCTTGCTCGCAGCTGTACAACGAAGCTTTGTCGCACATTCCGTTCCAGTATGTCGTCTGGCCGCTCAAGGACGGCGACGTGACGGACCCCGGCAAGACCAATCCGGAATGGCGCAAGGGCCACTGGCATCTGACCGGCTCGTCAACCTCTCCAATCAACGTCTCCATCGTGGAGAATGGCGTGCCGGTCCCGATGCTTCGCCGTGACGGCCGGGTCAAGAACGGTGACTATTGCGGGGTCAGCGCGTCGATCGCGGTCAAGGTCAATGATCCACGCGGGGTCAAGTGCTACATCAACAACGTGATGTTCACCGGACCGGGCGAAGAGATCGTCATCGGCAATTCGGTCAGTGCCACTGACCTGATGGAGCAAGCCAAGGCACAGGGCCTGAACGTGACCGGGTTCGGAGCCAGTGGAGTTCCACAAGGGGGTTTCGGATCTGCCCCAACGGTGGCCCCTGTCGGTGTGACTGGGGGCCAATTCGGGACCCCCGGTCCGGGGAATGGTTTTGCGTTCCCTTCTAATAGCCCCGTGCCGCCCCTAGCGCCGTCGCCTGTGCCGCCGCCCGGCCAGCAAGCAGGGTTTGGAGCCCCGGGTGGATTTATCGCACCACAAGGCTTCCCGCCGCGTCAGTAAAGCGTCCGGCGGAAAAGAAGGCCCCCAGCAGCCGTCTAAGCCCCCGCTGCTGGGGGTTTTTCTTAAGGAGGTATCAAAATGCAGCGCGTTCTGGTTTGTGGCGGCAGAACTTACAATGATCGGGCATCGCTGTTTGATGCGCTGGACGCTGCCCATGAGGCCGATCCGATCAGCTGCATCATCCACGGCGCGGCGCGCGGGGCCGACATGCTGGCTGACCAATGGGCCTATGTTCGTGGCGTGCCATGCGAGCGGTTTCCGGCAAAATGGGACCAGCATCACAAAGCCGCTGGCCCGATCAGAAATCAGCAGATGCTGGTGGAAGGAAAACCCGATGCGGTGATCGCATTCCGGGGCGGAGACGGCACCGCTGACATGTGCATCAAGGCAGGAAATGCTGGCATACCCGTCACCCGGATTGTTTGAAAATGCTGTTCGTTGATCTGGAAACGCGATCGAGAGTGGACCTGAAGGCAGCTGGCGCGCGACGCTATGCTTCGGATCTCTCCACCCAGATCACGACGGCGGTCTGGTCTTACGAAGGCGTCCTGAAGACTGCCTGCACCGTGCACCCACATATCGCCAGCCATCCAATCAGCCAGCTGTATCTCGACATCATGAAATGCAACCACTTCGTTGCGCACCATGCCGCCTTCGACGCCAACGTATTGCAGGGACCGAACCAGAACCCGTTCCTTCACCTTCCGGTCAACAAGGTTTCCTGCACCATGGCGCGAGCGCAATCGCTGTCGCTGCCGGGTGGTCTTGACCAGCTGTGCGCCACCCTCAATCTTCAAGGCAAGCATCCACGGGGCCGGGCTCTGGTGATGGCGACGTGCAAGCCGAAGCGTGACGGCACGTTCGATGAAAACATCGATACGTTTCGCGAGTTGCTTGCCTACAACGTGCAGGACGTTCGCTGCCTGATGCAGGTGCATCAGCTGCTGCCGGAATTGAACGCGGAAGAACGCAAGATTTTCGAACGGTCATGGCGCAAGAACGATGTCGGGTTGCCGATCGACATCCAGCTGGCGACCGCCATTGCCTTGCGGCGTTCCGAGATCGAAGCCGAAGTGGCCGATCAGCTGTACCAACTGACCGACAACATGGTGACGGCGGTCACCCAGCGCCAGCGGATCTTGCAGTGGGCCAACGAGCATCCCCGCATGGCTGGTTTGCATGGTACCAAGAAACATGAAGTCGCGGAAGCGCTGGACGATCCCGAATTGCATCCGGACGTGCGAACGGTGCTGGAAATCGTGCAGGAAAGCGGCGGCTCTGCGCCAATGAAGGCGCAAGCGCTGTTGGACCGCCACATCAACGGCTGGTACAAGGATGCGACGCGGTACTTCGGCGCACGGTCGGGACGCGGCACGTCCGAAGGCGCGAACATGTTCAACATCGCGCGGCCGTCCGAGAAATACAACGTCGATGACGTGATCGCAGGATTGAGGATAGGGTTCAAGTTTAACAACACGGCGCTCACGGACGCATTGCGTGGCTGCATCGTTGCCCCTCACGGATACGCGATTATCGATGATGACTTGTCCAACGCGGAATTACGTCTGGCTTTCTGGCAGGCTGGCGACCGCGAGCGTCTGGAGATCCTTGCCAGCGGCGATGATCTCTACATGCACAATGCCATCACTATGTGGGGGCTGCCTCAATCCGCAACTCAGAAAACCCACCCGGCAGAACGGCAAAACGGAAAGAACACCACGCTAGGCGGCAATTACCAGCTTGGCTGGAAGACCTACAAGGCGAACATACGCAAGGTAGGAATAAGGGTCAGCGATGAAAAGGCCAGAGATGATATCGCAAATTATCGCAAGGCCAACCCGAAGCTGGTTCGGCTCTGGAACGATTTGAAGATTGCATGGGCCAACTGCTTTTACGAGCCGCCGGGACGGATCTTTCATGTCGGCAAAATCGCGCTGTGCAGGGAGGGCACCACCATCTGGATGATGCTGCCGAGTGGCCGCAGCATTCCACACTACTCATGCTTTGTCAGTCCGGATGGCAACATGGGTTTCTTTCGCAGCAAGTTCGGTGCGATGCTGCCGCAGAAAGTATTCGGCGGCAGCCTGCTGGAAATTTCCTGTCAATCCATCACCCGAGACATCATTACCGCTTGCGAAAACGATATCGAAAAAGAGCTACCCGATATCGTTTTGTTACTTGACGTATACGACAGTATTGTGGCATTAGCTCCTGTAGAAGTAGCCAAGCAACGTGAAGAGCAAATACGTTCGATCATGCGACGGCCACGATCTTGGACTGAAGGACTGCTGCTTGATGCAACCGGCTACTGTGGCCCCCGAATGAGGAAATGAAGATGGAAACTGCAACGAACATTGACAGCACCGCGAAGGTTGCCAGAAAGAGGATGAAAGCCGCCAAGCGCCCCAACGGCCGCCCGTTGATGTATCCGGACAAGACCATCGTGCGAATGCCGAAGGGATTTCTGGCGCGCATCAACAAGGCTCTGCACAAGGAAGAGTATCAGGGCGACTTCATGCGTGTTGCAGTCGAGAAAGAATTGCGGGCGCGGCGCAAGTAACTCAGCCGAATATGCTGGAGCCGCCGGGTATGATCCCCGCGATACCCTTGAAAATGTTGCCTAGGGCAGAACCAAACCCGCTGCTTTGCTGCTGTGCCAGAGTTGCTTGGGTGCTGGCCAGACTTCCAATGGCGCGCGCACCTTGCGCATAAGTGCCTGCTTCGGCGGTAGCCGCCTGCAAGCCCATGGCTTCCTGTCCGTACAGGTTCTGGTAGGAAGTCTCGCGCTGCTGGAAGTCCTGCTGTTGACCGGCCGAGAATGCTTGGTATTGTTGCATCAGATCCTGATTGGCGATGCCTTCCGTGATGCCGGTCTGGGCGCGCAGATTGGCACCGGACAACAGGCTGCCCTTGGCGGAAGCCGTGCTGTCCTGCGCTTCCGATGCGGTCCTCTGCAAGTACTGCGCACCTTCGGACATGTTGTAGTTGCTTGCGAAGTTTTCGAAGTCAACCGGGTTGGTAGGCGCATTGATCCGGCCTTCTCCGATGTTGGCTGAACCTGTCGAAGTGTCCAGCAGATCACCGGCCACAGGCCCGAGATAGGATGCTCCGACTTCGTTGTATGGCGCGAGTTGTTCTGCGCCAAGTTGGGTCAGCCCCCCGACTTGGCCCATGCCGCTTTGTATCGCGTCATTGACGTTGGATGATCCGAATAAATTGCCTATGAGGCCGCCGATACCTTCAGCAAGACCAGCCATGACGTTGACTTCCTAAAGTGTATACATTAAGTTGCCCTAGCATAGCAGAAGAACCGGACCATGACCAAACGCAGGATCAGGGGCAACCAGACCGTTGTCATATCAACGAGAATTGCCGCTGGTCTGGCAGCAAGACTTGACTGGCTAGTGCGCAATCATGAAGCTGTTGAAGACCGTGCAGAAGGTATCAAGGATGCCGTTGAAACATGGATCAAGGCCCGCGAAAAAGAAGCCGTCGTCCAAGGACTTTTCCCGCCAAGTTTCTGAAAACGAAATTCAGCTGCATGCGTGGCAGTGGGTATCTGAGACTTATCCGGACCTGTTGATCTTCCACGTCCCGAATGGTGAGCCTCGCGATATCGCGACCGCGATGAAGCTTAAGCGCATGGGCGTCATCCCCGGCGTCGCTGACTTCCTGATGTTCGATGAAATCGATGTCGCTATCGAATTAAAAAAGAAAAAAGACGGCGTGCAGACAACTGCGCAGAAGAAGTTTCAAAAGCGCTGGGAAGCGCTAGGAAAGACTTATGCGGTAGCGCGGTCGCTGGAAGAGTTCAAAAATATTATCATCAACGGGCACGGGAAAATGCCTTGGGAAATTGAATGATCCTCAAATGTGCCTGTGGCAAAACACTAACGGATTTAGACGTATGCCCGCTACCGGTTGGCCGCCGCTGCAACTACCCCGCCGATTTGACCCCGGTGAAATCGTTTTTTGCAGTACCGCTCGCGGCAGAGTTTCCATGGTCGAAGATCGAACCTTTGCCGTGGTCTGGGAAGACGGAGACGGCGATGCCGTGGTCTACCCCACCGAAACCGAAGCTGTAAGAAAGCGGCTTCCATGGGAGGCTTAGATCGAATGAACCGAGCCACTTGGAAATGGTACTATCGCCAACTTCGCATCACCCGCCGCGAAGCAGCTAAGGCTCACATGGACGCGATGATTTTTGGAACAGGGTTTGTCCGCGTCAGTGATGACGGCTTTGTCAACCATCTTCTTCCTCAAGCGGTTTATATAAGTCCGGGCAGTCAGACAATCAGCACCCATGATCCCGTCACTCTGACGTAAATATGATGCGCTACCGTGTCGGCGTACCAGTCGCCATCTACGCCAAGTCCGCCAGTGGGTGCAACGGTCCCGTTTCGAACTTGCGAGCGGGTGGACAATGCATTGATGGCAGAGGTATTGGCGGCGATGCCAGTCGTGTTGGTGGCGATAGCAGATGTATTGCTGGCGATCTCGGTCGCATGAGTGGCAAGCTCGCTGGTGTTGGCGGCAATCTCGGTCGAATGAGTATCAACGGTCGTCACCAAAGCATCGTAGCCCGGTATCGCACCGGTATCGATGCCGCCAGCGCCATCCGCAATGAAGGCCGTCAGATCGTGCAGCCACCGATTAAAGACCGGATCATTGACCGCGATCGGCGGTGGCGGCGGCACCCTTTTCAGGTTGGTTGCCATCTACATTCCTTCGGTCACCAGCACGAAAAATTCATCCATTTCGAACGGTGCTTGTGGGCCGTTATAAGACAACCTGAATTGTCTGCGTCGCGTAGTGCCCAGCGCTCTTGCGACCGCACGTCTGGTTCCGGGTTCGGGCCATATCAGCTGCCGTTGTCCTCGCCAAGTGTTCTTGCGATCTTCCGACCACTCCAAGGTAAACTCGCCTGCATCCGGTCCCATGTAGCTGGTGATGTCGATCCGGTCGGTGACGTGTCGTTGTTCTTGCGTGCCAACCCACATGGTTATGATTTCACGTTGCAGCTGTCCTGCTGGCTCGCTGGCCGTCGTCATGTCAAGTGTGCAAATTTCGCCGCTATCCAGCCCGACATAACAAAGACCATTGTTGTGCTCCAAAGCGCATCGCCCAACATGGTCCGAACGGCCACACGATTGCCGATAGGTCCAAGTCATTGTCGATATCGCTAATTCAATGGACCATTGTTGTTCGGAAGTCAGAATATAAAATTCATCACCGCCTTGCGCGTACATGTACGCCGTCAAAGTTTGAAGATCGATTTGTTGCAGCAATAAATCCACCCAACTTGGCGATATCGGTTGACCAGATTGTCCTGATCCCAGCCACACCCGGCGGTCCGTTCCTACCCACAGCGCCTTACCATGCAAATTTGCAAGTGTGCGTCGTGCTGCCAGTCCGACTTCAATCAACGAATTGGTGAAGGCGGTGAACTTGAAATCAGTCTGGCCACCGGGATTGTACCACATCTCGATTGACCGGGTGCCGAATGGCCACATTGTTCGCCCTAGCGTTATGACATCATACACCATGTCCGCTCTGGCTTCAGCCGTAGCGAAAGCGTTAGCGTCAACGACACCGGGGGCCAGTGCTTCGGACGAGTACATCTTGTCAGACTGGTTGGCGAACAAATTGGACGCACCGGCCCACACCGTAAAGTTATCCGTCACACAGACCGAAGAAGGATCAAAATTAATGCTGGTCTTGAAATCCGCATCGGTAACGCCAGCAGGATAGGCTGGAATGGCCGGTGGCCCCACAATGGCAGTGGAAGCTGTAACCCTTGCCGTGTAACCGGTGCCACCCGTCCCATTGGTCTGGGGATTGTTTGTAGCAATAGCCAAGCAAGTGCGATCTTCCCCAAATCGAATGATCGGAGGGTCACCAACAAGCACGGTACCTTGCAAAACCGGAGCGGCAGTTTCCACGCCGCTGTAGATGCTGCCATCGGCATGACCGGACCATACCGTTCCGACTGCATGAGCCAGCACGATGCAGGGGGATGTCGTCGGTACGCAAACCACCGTCAAACCGGGAGATCCGATAAGCGTGACCCTGCTTAACTTGCTTTCTTCCTGCTTGCGAACGAGAACGCGGCAGTTCACCAGTTTCGATGCACCCTGATCCTGCTCAAGCGGGTTGACGAAAGAGCCGAAAATGTCGAGGGCTGCCATTTCAACTCCTGACGAACCGCAACCACTGTTGGCCCTTGGCCCAATCGCGCCAACGCTTGTCTACCGCTTCGCTATCGGTCAGCACGGCAGCAATTGCCTGCGGGTTGCGTCCGTAAGTGCCGTGGATGCGCCTGCCCAACATCAGCGTTATGTCATGGATGCCTTCCGGCGGCAGGTTTACCACGTCGCTGCCATCGGCCGCAGTGAGCGCGCCGATACGTCCACCATAGGAGATCAAGCACGACGTGGGAGATCGCGGCGGCTGCCACGCCGTAACCAGAATGGAGCCGTCTACCTGCCGCGCTTGATGCCATTTGGTGATGATGCCCGGATACGTCGTGCGCACCACATCGGCCATCGGTGCCTGCCGCGTCTCACGGTTGACGGTGGGGCTGATGTCGTTGCACCAAATCGACCGCACGGCCACCGCATCTGCCTGAACGGCGTATTCGCTTTTCGCGGTACCGATAACAAACGAATAAATCGAACCAACAGTGCCAGCAGGGACCGTTGCTTTTATCTGGCTCATTAAATACTGCGAAGCACCGTCTACATGCTCGCTGCGAAGCATGTCGTTCAGCACAATGACGTTGTTGGCAATATCAACCGGTGTCGGATGCTCCGTTTGATCGATGATGCCGTATAGATGCAGCGTATTTTCTATCACTGTGGCGGCGGTTGTCATTTAGCCTCCCACGGAAATCGAAAGACTTCTGGCGGCTCAACGGTGCGCACGGAATTGGAGGGAATAAAAGTGCCGTCGTACTGCTGCGGGTTGATGAACTGCAATGTAGCGCGGTCTTGGTTCTGATCGAGCGAACTTCGATAGCTGGTGAAGCTCGCAGTGCCCCTGTTGTTGTTCGGCGGGATCAGCAGCGCTTGCAGCCGCGCAGCATCGGGTATCCAAGGCTTGAGGCCCAAGGCTACCGAAAAGATGTCATCCAGTCCCCAGCGGGCTGGCAGAGGCTCTGGCGGGGGTTCTATTGAGCGGTCGGGGGTGACTTGGAAATCATAGACCGGCGGCCACGGGTCCAGACACGGGGTTACTGGACGGCCACTCGATCGGGTACAAACCAGAAGGCCAGTCAGCCGTTCACGCGCGAGCGTGCTGTAACGAACACGGGCCCCGCAGCGGCTACAGGCACCCCAAGTTTCGAAGCGCCCGAACTTGGGTTTGCCTTCATGCAATCAGGTCGCTCCCGGTGACATGTAGGTGGAACGCCAATCGATGATTGACGCGGAGCAGCGGAACCAGATCGCGATCAGTGAAGCCTGATTGGACCAATTGCTGTCTTCGCGCGTTTCCAGACCGGAGCGCTCCCAGAACGTGAAGCCTTCGCCATTGTCCAAATTCTGGATGCTGGTCTGGATGAAGTAGTCATCCTTCGAAACCAGATATGGCGTCTCGATCACTTCCGGCAAGGCACCGGTCGCCCGCAAAACGTTGATGTTGTTGGTCTGCGCATTCCATTGCAAAGGCGAGCCAAGGATGCGGCGGGTTTCCGGCCCACTCTCCGGAGAGAGGATGACGAGTTTCGGCAGCACGTTGATCAGGAAGCCGCGACCGTTGCGGGTGTAGCCGATCTGGATCACTGCGTTCTCGAATGCGAGTT